ATCCTCGCACTCGAACCCGCACGTCCCACAGTGGTATTTCCTGTGCCTCGCAGCCTCCTGTAGCGCACCGACCTGTGCAGCCGCACGCTGAAACATAACCTGCTCAGCCTTGAAGGCAGCCTTCCACGCTTTCTTCTTCATTCCTTCTCCTTTAGCCACAGATGTGGATAGTAGTTGATGACTTTCGCCGCGTGCCGGATCGAATCGGGGTAGCGTCCCAGGCTGTGCTGGATGAGGTCCATGGAATGCCTTTCATGTGGGCCGGAAGGATCCGGCAGATGGACATCAGCCCGCGATGGGCGAGTTATCGATCGGCAGGATTGCCGGAGTGGTGTATCGGGCGAGTTCCGCCTCCAGTTCCGTGATCCGGGCTTCCAGTGCTTCCGCCGCTTCTTCCATCTCTCGGGTGATGGCATCGCCCGCTTTCCGGGCTTGGTAAAGGTCGTTGCTCAGGGTCATGGGAGGCTCCGAGAGGATGGACAGGTGCGGGCCGGGACCGAAGCCCCGGCCCGGGGACGGATCAGACTTCCTTGACCACGAGGTAGCGGGTGCTGGTCAGGTAGAGATCGGGCGGGGTCATGGAGCAGGGGTTGTCGAGCGGGATGGTCCGCACCAGGGTGTCGGGCTCGCCAGCGGGGTATCCCTTGTCCCACACCTCCACCACCACCTTGAACGTGGCGTTGTCGGCGTTTTCAACTCGGATGGTCTTGGTCCGGGCAGCCGAAACGCCCGGACTTCACGGGCGCGTCGGATGCCTTTGGAACGGCGTCACTGTTAGGGTTTTGGTTCCAGCTCCCGGAATGGGATCCGAACCTGCTTTCGGTTCGCGTAGTAGACAGCGATGAGTAGTGCTTCAGCCCGGCCATCATCCTTCACCCGTTTGAACTGCGATGCCAAGGCTGGGAACAGCTGGGATGCCAGGGCGCGGGCGCGGGTCTTGTTCTGGGCGTAGGTTTCAGTGGGGAACTTGGTCAGCCCCATCTTGGCCTTCCAGACGGCTGGGCTGACCAGCTCGAATGGGATGCCGGCCGACGCCAGGCAGCCGTGGATGATGCCGGTGCTCAGCCCGAAGGCGAATGCGCCGGACTGGCGGGGCATGCTGGAGACACGCTCAACCACCGCGGTGACGCCCGGGTAGGTCAGATGGATGCGCGCAATCAGGTCGGCCAGGGCGATGGGGTCTATACCTGAGTCGACGGACTTGGGGATGTCCCACACGATGGGAGTCTTGTTCGGGGCATACATGGCCAGGGCGCCCCCCATGCCCGGGTCAATGCCTAGAATGTAGGTCACTTGATCAGCCCCGCGATAATGTTGAAAGGAACCATCTCACGCAGTTGCCGGGCCTGCGCCTTTCGGGCTGCCGTCCAGGCGTAGGTGGCTTTGGCGTAGGCGTAGGCGTAGGCGTAGGCGTAGGTGGCGGCGGCGTCGGCGTAGGCGGCGGTGGTGGTGGCGGCGTCGGCGTAGGTGGCGGCGGTGGCGTCGGCGTCGGCGGCGGTGGCGGCGGCGTCGGCGGCGTAGGTGGTGGCGGCGGCGTCGGCGGCGTAGGTGGTGGCGTCGGCGTAGGTGGCGGCGGCGGCGGCGTCGGCGGCGTTGCGTGCTTCGCGCAGTTCGTCAGCAGTAGCTTCACCCACCGCAAACCGTTCCGCTACCACCACGGCGTTCCGGCTGCGCGGATCGGTCAGCAGATCCCACACCATCCGGCCATTGGCCAATGGGGTGTTACGCACGCACCAGCACGAGTACAGCCGATAGACCTTGGCGTCGTCGTATTTCAGCCGGCGCAGCAGCCAGATCATCCAGTCGGACCGGTCGCAGGTGTTCCAGGCGGTTTCAAGGTCAGGGCAGGTCCCGGCGAACGCTTGTGCTTCGCGGCAAGCACCCAGTTTGGTGAGCAGATGGAGATGAGGTTTCATGTGGGGCTCCTTATCCGGGCTGTGCCGGGGGACGTGTTGAAAGGGCTAGTAGGTGATGCGTTCAGGCAGCCAGTCCTCAGCGGTGAGGGTGATCCCGCAACGCTCGGCAGCTTCAAGGACACGCTCGACGCTTGGCCCCGGGATGAGCCCATCGGACCCATACGGCCGGCTGTGCGTCCAGCGGTAGACGGTGACACGGTGCGCGCCCAGGGCGGCTGCCATTTTCAAGTCACCACCGAACCGGGCGATGATCTTGGCGGCCTGGCTGAAGGCCGGGTTTTCGCAACGTGATGCGGATTTTCGGTTGGGGTTTGGTTCGCTCATAGGCTCAAGTTACGATCTGCGCACCTGAAGGTCAAGAGATAAGATGCGTTGGGGTGAAAATAATTTAAGTTTCGCTTTTATTTTTGTTGCGCAGACCGTAACTAGGTGCGATCTTTGTTGCGCCACTTGGTTGGCTTGTAAGGAGGCTGGTATGAAAAAGTATAGCGCGACGGTTTCAGACAGTGGGAAGTTGAAGATGTTGGCCGGGTTAGATTCGGAATGGTTCAAGCTGCAGATGCGGCGCAACCACCTGACCACCCGTGGACTCGGTGAGCGTGTCGGCCTGCACTATTCGGCGATTGGCCGGATGACCAACGGGCTGCAGGGCATGAAAGCGGATGATGTGGCCATGTTTGCCAAGGCGTTCGGCGTGACGGTGGAAGAGGTCATGTGCCGCGCCGGCGTGGAAGTGGTCAAGGCGTCGGACCCTGCCCGAGTCCCAGTGGTGGGGTGGATTGACGCGGAGGGGCGGGGCCACGTCGGTGATGTGGTTGGGCCACGCCTGGTGGATGGGCCGACGGGAGGCCGTGGCGGCCTCCAGGCGCTGCGGGGCGTCGGTGGGGCGAGCGATGGCTGGCTTTTCTTCTTCGACACGGCTCAGGGCGTGCCAGCCGAGGCGGTGGGGCGTTTGTGCGTGGTGCGTCTGCTGGGCGATGCGCGGGTGAGCGGTGGAATGATGCTGCGCTGGGTGGCCAAGGGCTACGAGCCGGGCGTGTGGAACCTGGGGAGATTTGATGGGCATGGGGTGGCTTTCAGTTTGGTGGATGACGCCGCGGTGTCCTGGTTGCTGGCAGAGTGGTGTGCGCTTAGCGTAATGGGGTGGGGGACGGTTGGGAAGGATTAGTTGAAAGTTTGCTGAATTTTCATAGGGTAGTGTAGATGTGGAAAGAGCCCCGGGTGTGGGGCTCTTTGAATGTGGGGGTGGGCCTGGGCTACTTGGTGCGCTTCACCTGGAGGAACAGGATGCCGTTCTCTCGGGCTTCCACCAGGCGGAACTCTCGGTCGGGGCATTTCTTCGCGAGCGCTTTAACCTGAAGGGAAAATTGACGGAGCGATTTCAAGGACGGCTCCGGCCCCTTGCGCAGGCATTCCCCGACAGGCATGAGGTATAGCCAATGAGGCTTCCCCGCCGTCTTCCAGCAGATGACTGAAGTTTTAGTAGCCTTGATGACATACTCCTCACCTGAGTTGTTGGCTTTTCGCCTAGCCACCGCGATGCGCAGCGCCCGCAGTTGTTTGGCGCGGGCTTCCACCGTGTCCCCTGGTTCGCTGACCTCGAAGTGCTCCCCTTTGGCCATGAGGGCGAAGGGATAGGACACGTATTCCTTGCGGGGGACAGCCGCGCCGGTTTTAGTGAGTGGGTGATTCATTTAGAGCCTCCTGAGGTTAGGATAGGCACATGAGGGACAAAAATCAAGTGCTCCGGATAAATATCTTAGTGCCATGTATATGTTCCGTCGGGAGGGCGAAACAAAATTAAAAGCTGGAACGTGGCAGACCCTCTTGGCACTAAGATGTTCCACGAATTGTTCCAGCTTTTCCCTAAACTAAATCAGAATCCGCATTGGCGGCCGGGACCGGGCCGGGGGTCGGCCACGGGAGGGGGTGCAAGGCCGAACCGGGCCATAATAGCTATACCTATACTTCTTTATTTTTCTTTAGAAATAAAGAGAGGGTAGAGCAACCCTTACGGCGTATGGCTTTTCGCGTTCCGGCTTTTGTTCTGGATTCTGGCTTCTGACCGGGCTTCAGGTGTGAAATCGTGAAGCGGTAATGTGAGGGTGTCCCAGCCCGTGGCCGAGTGGCCTAAAAAGCCTAGCGATGGTCGGGCTAAAATGTGTGCTGAAATCGTAAAGCGGTAATGTGAAAGGCCCCCGGTGACGGGGGCCTTGGGTTGAGAACGGACATTCTAGGTTTAGACGGCGAAGATCACGCGCTGCCCATTGCTGCGCTGATCCAGGACGATTTGGCGCTTGTCAAACATGAACCAGCCCTTCGCGTCCTCCTCCAGGCAGACCGTGCCCTTGATCTCCGCAAATTCGTCATCGGTGATCAACCGGACCCGGTGGTGGGCAGACTTGGCGAGAGTGGTCAGCTTGGACTTCAGGGAGACGGAGGGCTCTGGGATCTGGAACGCCATGGGGTGACTCCTGGGGGATCGAGAACGGACAGAATGGGTCAGTGGAATAGGTCAAGGGTCGCTTGGACGGCGCAAGGTAGGCCTTGGATGATTCCATAGATGATGGCAGCGAAGACTGCGCAGAGGATGAGACGGTGTCTCATTTGATAGGCCTTTGGGCCCGGGCCCAATGCGCATTGTCATACCAAAGCATGTACATATCTTTAATGCGATGGGCCCCTTTGACGTCCAGCCCTATCGTGTTATCGCAAAGGAAGTATGGGCGTATGGATCTCAGGTTCAGCCATTCCCCAAAGGCCTGAGGCGCGGAAATAGTGCAGTGATCCACCCTGGCACCTCGGACACTGGCATCTTTTTCCGCGCGATTGGTCAAGGCCTGCACTGAGATTTTCTTTATCTTGGCTTGATCCACGAATTCCATAGCGTGGATCGCTGAGTGTTCGTCAACGACTTTCTTGCACTTTGCAAGTCTAGATTCAAGGTCTCGCATTGGGTCACCTCAAGAGATTGGGGCCCCGCCACGATAGCAGGGCCCGGGTTAGATTCTAGTGGATTGGGAATGTCACGGAGAGCTTTGCCGATTTGTTGAAGCAAAGTTTACAGGATCCACAGTCTGATACCTTTTTTGTTAACTCAGGACAAAGAATGGTGCCGGGTGCTGGATGACCATTCAAGGTCCCCATCATGGCATAGCGCCATCCATTGGGTGGCAGAGTGCAATATTCATCCATCGATGCAAAAAGCGTAACATTCGGCCTAGCGTGAAGCGCTTCAAGTGCCGGCATGAGCGATGGGACACGCCAGCTGCGAGTGTAGCCAAAGAAGGCCAAGTCCGGGAAGCGCTGAGCGATCGAACGCCAGAACATGACGTATTCCGAATTATGGAAGTCACCAGATACATGGATCCGCACCGGAGTGCCGGGCGCAAGCTTGGCTAGATCCTTGGATAGGCTGGATTCCAGCGCGTCAAGGTCAAAGGTCATCTGATAGCGCTTGGCCCACCCCTTTTTGATGGCGGCCGCGTGGGGCCCCTGGTTTTCCATAGCGTCGGCATAGCAAGCGCTGCAGGCCGGAGTTTTTCCGGGGCAGCTGATGCCAGAGCTGATAGACCAGCTGGCGATACCCTTGCCAAGCTTTTGGTTCTGCTTTGACAACAGATTGAGTGTTTTTACTTGGATTGGGGGAATTGCAGAGAACATGGTTAAAACCCCCAGTCGGAGGATTGATACTCGCTGGATTCTTTGGAAACAGTCTTTTCAAGCTTGGCAATGGCGAATTCGACCCATTGGTAAGAGTCTGACTTTCCCCATCCGTCAAACTCGCAGGCCTGATATGAGTAGCAATTCAAGGCCTTGAGCGCTTGCGCTTTACCTTGGGTCGTCTTCAAATCCACTTTGACCAGTTGAACGCAGTATTCATCATACCCTTCCCACATGTCCGGGTCATGTGGATACCGCGCTTGCAAGCTGGCAACATTGTCCATGACCAGCTGGTCAAAGATCGAACCAAGCAACAAATACATCCCGGGATTCTGTGCAACGATCGTTGCAACTGCGGAGATATGGCGTTCACTGCAGAGATACGCTGACATGGTTGGACTCCGTTAGAAGAAAAAGTGAAGGGTGAGGGTTGCGATGAGGACAAAGAATAGGATGAATCGGCCGAAGTGGTTCATCTCTACTCCCGATTGAACAGCCAACCGTTGACGTAGATGAATTCCTGGCAATCGGTGTCCCAAGCTTTGAACCTGGAATCCATGTCAGTGCAAGGCTTGATCAGCAGGTAAAGATCATGCTCCGAGCCGGTCAGTGTGACCTCTTCAGTGAAGCCTTGCATGACTGCCAGGTTATCCATTGTGTTTCCTCCATGACTCAAGGTTAGGCCATGTTACGAAATGCGCAACAACTATTTTCGAACTATTTTTGGGGTGCGACGAATCCGCGGGCCCGCGGCCGGCATCCCACGTTCCAAATAGAAGAGAGTTCTAAATGAAACTCATTTCTATCTGCGCATCCCCCATCATCTCTCATGCGTCACGCTCATAGCTTTAGATAACGACCATTATGTAACATTGTTCATAAGCCTAAAACCCATATGCTGTATAGGTGCGCTACTCATCATTCATAACTGTCAGCTGCACGCTCATAAATATCGACTCTTTGATGAGCACGTCATTGCTATCGCACCCCATCCGCAGGGGCCGGCCGGCGCGTCTGGACGTGGGCGAACGCTCAGGCCTGGTCGAGGGGGACCCTTGCGATCTTTCGGCCAGAGGGAGCCGGGGGGCCGGATTCGGGCCGGCGCCGTGAAGCCCGGGGCCAAGTCCTCACGCGATAGGGTCTTTCCATAAAAATTTTATTTTTATTTTATGAGACCTCTTTCGCACCCTTGTCACCCCTTGCGCACCATGTCACAATCTAACCCACAAAGGAGCCCATTCATGCCTCCCCGCTTCCAGGCCATCACCATTCCCAAGGACACGCCCACCGCGCTCCAGGACCACCTCAACTCCTGCCTGTCCGAAGGCTATGACCTCCACTCGATCCTCGACTACCCCGACCTCTACATCGTCATCTGGGAGAAGCTCCCTTGAAAAAGGAATACCGCACCCGCACCAAGCCTCTCACCTCCCAGCAGGTTAAGTTCGTGGAACTCTACTGCAATGGGGCCAACGCGACCCAGGCGGCCATCGGCGCCGGCTTCGCTCCCCAGGCGGCGCACACCCGTGGCTGGAAGCTGCTGGAGATGGATCAGATCAAGGAAGCCGTCGAGGACTACCGCAAGAAGGTGGCCCGGGCCCTGGACGACAGTGCGACCTACACCGTGAAGGAAGCGGTGGAAGAGATCGAGCAACTGATCAAGTTTGCTCGCCAAACCGGCAACGCCAACGCTTACAGCCAGGCGCTGAAGCAGAAGCAGGCGCTGTACGGGCTGGGCGAAAAGGACAAGGCTGAGGCGAACAACTTTCAGATCAACATCACTGGCTTGGCCGCACCGAAGGGCGCCACGGTCGAGGTAGAGGCCAAGGAGTCGATCTTTGATTAATCCAGCCGCGCGCACCCCCCTGCATTCTCGGCACTCAGGCTCCCGAGACCCGGAAGAAATACAAAGACGCCTGGACCAGCTGCAGGCTGAGGATGAGCGGCTGGACCGTTGGGCCATCAGATTCGGCGCGGCGTGCGGTTTCGTGGCGCTGGCCATTATAGCCGTGGCGTGGCTCCGCTGGGCATGCCGATGACTGAGATCAACTTCACCCCAAGTGGCCCCGTCGTCAAGGCCTGGATGGAGGATGACTCTTTCGTGAGAGTACTCATCGGTCCGGTAGGAAGTGGCAAGACCGCCGGGGCCTGTGTGGAAATCCTTCGCCGCAGCATGGCGCAGGAACCTGGGCCTGACGGCATCCGGCGTACCCGCTGGGCCATAATACGT